GCCTTCAGTTGAATAGTGCAGTTCTGTATTGGTTTTCCCGCACCATCTTTCAGCACACCTGAAATCTGTACTGCCATATTCACTCCACAAATAAAAAAGGCGCCATTTCTGGCGCCCGTATCTGGGTTATAAAATTCAGCTAATCATGATGCCTGCAGTGGCTTTCTTCATCACCACAACCAGCAAATCGCTGATACTTGCTGTGGGATACCAGCCATTTACCAGCCATGCCGATACAGAAAATTCCAGTGTCATTACACCACTGCCTGCAGGCATATCAATAACACCCGTATATATCAGCGTATTATCCAGAGCCGTTCGGTTATAAATTTCAGCACCGTTTTTTCGTACTATCAGACGGCATGAGGAGTAGATATCAGTATGATCTTGCTCATGTTTAGCGCCACTGAATGCCACCGCCGGAATAACAATTTGCCGGTCAAACGGCTGATCGTCATAAACCCTGACGGTAATGGTCCCTGATGGCCACCGCTCCGGTGCACGGGAGTCCCGGGGGAAAGCTTTGCCCACTGTTTTAACGAGATCGCCTTCAATCTGGTTCGCGGACAGTTTTCCCAGAACCCGGCAGTTCTCGTTAATCGTGACGTTGTTGAGCGTCCCGGAGTTCGCATTCACGTTACCGCTGATATCGGCATTTTTCGCCGTCAGCCGCCCGTCCGGTGTCAGGGAAAATGCCGGAGGATTACCGCCGCTGGTAATGGTGGGAGCCGTCAGATATTTCAGGAACACTTCGTTCATGAATATCTGATCGCCCTGACCAACAAACATCGGCTTTGTGTTGCCATTCGCAGGATTAATCATCGCAATCCTGTCCGCCGCCAGCAGCACCTGACTCTGCATACCGTCAGGGGTATTCTCAATACCGGCACCAATACCCGCGATATAAAGGCGTCCGTCCTGCATCTGCTGCAGCTTCACAGCCCACATGCTGTTCAGGTTATTATTTGTATCAACCTGAACCTTCTGTATCTGCTGGATTGCCGCACTCTGGTCTTCCAGTTTCTTATTGACGGTCTGCGTGATTTCATTACTGACATCCGTGATGGACGTTCTGATTTCCGCCAGGTCAGGCGCAAGCTGACCGTTATCAATCTGCGTCCACAACTCCTGAGCCAGATGGGTTTTCCCTATCTCTCCTTTGAAAAAATTCAGATATTCGTTGTCTGTGTACGGGGAGTTCTGGCTTTCGGTGCCAGCATCTGCGCCACACCACCGAGCACCATACTGGCACCGAGAGAAAACAGGATGCCGGTCATACCACCGGCCCCAATGGCTGCCCCCCATGCTGCAAGGGTGGCTCCGGCGGTAAAGAATGATCCGGCAATGGCGGCAGCCCCCAGGACAATCTGGAATACGCCCCCTGACTTGGCCCCGGCGACTCTGGGAACAATATGAATCACAGCGCCATCAGGCAGAGTCTCATGTAACTGCGCCGTTAACCCGGACGTGCTGACGTCCCGCCCGGCAATCCGTACCTGATACCAGCCGTCGCTCAGTTTCTGACGAAACGCCGGGAGCTGTGTGGCCAGTGCCCGGATGGCTTCAGCCCCCGTTTTCACACGAAGGTCGATGCGGCGACCAAATCGTTGTAAATCCCCGTAAAGGCAGATGCGCGCCATGCCCGGTGTCCGTACCGATTTCGGTAAGGTAAACCCCGTTTTTGTTTCGCTTACGTGGCATGCTGGCCACCGGCTTTCCGTAGACGGATGCCCCTTTAATGGGGATCACCCGGAACAGCCCATGTTTTTTCGAGCGTTCATACACAATGGTCGGGTCAATCCCGCCAATATCCCAGCAGATACGGGATACCGACATTTCTGCACCATTCCGGCGGGTATAGGTTTTATTGATGGCCTCATCCACACGCAGCAGCGTCTGTTCATCGTCGTGGCGACCCATAATAATCTGCCGGTCAATCAGCCAGCTTTCCTCACCCGGCCCCCATCCCCATATACGCATTTCGTAGCGGTCCAGCTGGGAGTCGATACCGGCGGTCAGGTAAGCCACACGGTCAGGAACGGGCGCTGAATAATGCTCTTTCCGCTCTGCCATCACTTCAGCATCCGGACGTTCGCCAATTTTCGCCTCCCACGTCTCACCGAGCGTGGTGTTTACGAAGGTTTTACGTTTTCCCGTATCCCCTTTCGTTTTCATCCAGTCTTTGACAATCTGCACCCAGGTGGTGAACGGGCTGTACGCCGTCCAGATGTGAAAGGTCACGCTGTCCGGCGGCTCAATCTCTTCACCGGATGACGAAAACCAGAGAATGCCATCACGGGTCCAGATCCCGGTCTTTTCGCAGATATAACGGGCATCAGTGAAGTCCAGCTCCTGCTGGCGGATGACGCAGGCATTATGCTCGCAGAGATAAAACACGCTGGAGGGCTCATCCGGCGTCCATTTGAGGCCAAACGGCGTCTCTTTGTCGCCAAATTTAAGATACTGCTCCTCCCCGCAGTGCGGGCAGGCAACATGAAAACGCATAAAATGCGGGGATTCACTGGCTGCACGCTCAATCTGGCAGGTGCCTCTCACTTTGGGCGTGGAGCCACGGATGGACTTTGGCCAGACCGAGCCTTCAATACGTTTGTCGCCAAGGAACGTCGGAGAGCCTTCCTGTTCAATATCCTCATCAAAGGCAGCAAGTTCATCATAACCCGCCACATCCACCGACTTTTCACGGTAGTTTTTTGCCGCTTTACCGCCCAGGCACCAGAAGCCACGACCATTGGAAAAACGCTTCATAGTGAGCGTGTTATCCCGGTGCTTTTTGCCATACCACGGAGCCAGCGCCAGCAGCGACGGAATATCGCGGATGGTCGGCTCAACGTGGGTTTTCATAAAGTTCTCGGCATCACCATCCGTCGGCAACCAGATAAGGGTGTTGCGCTGCTTATGCTCTATAAAGTAGGCATAAACACCCAGCAGCATTTTGGAATAACCGACACGGGCAGACTTCACCACATTCACCTCGCGGATGTAGTCACTGCCCATCGCATTCATGATGGCCCGCTGAAAGGGCAGTGTTTCCCAGCGCCCTTCCTGGTATGCGGATTCTTTCGGGAGATAGTAATTAGCATCCGCCCATTCAACGGCGGTCTGTGGCTCCGGCCTGAACAGTGAGCGAAGCCCGGCGCGGACAAAATGCCGCAGCCTGTTAACCTGACTGTTCGATATATTCACTCAGCAACCCCGGTATCAGTTCATCCAGCGCGGCTGCTTTGTTCATGGCTTTGATGATATCCCGTTTCAGGAAATCAACATGTCGGTTTTCCAGTTCCGGAAAACGCCGCTGCACCGACAGGGGGATCCCGTCGAGAATACTGGCAATTTCACCTGCGATCCGCGACAGCACGAAAGTACAGAATGCGGTTTCCACCACTTCAGCGGAGTCTCTGGCATTTTTCAGCTCCTGTGCGTCGGCCTGCGCACGCGTAAGTCGATGGCGTTCGTACTCAATAGTCCCTGGCTGGAGATCTGTCTCGCTGGCCTGCCGCAGTTCTTCAACTTCCCGGCGCAGCTTTTCGTTCTCAATTTCAGCATCCCTTTCGGCATACCATCTTATAACGGCGGCAGAGTCATAAAGCACCTCATTACCCTTGCCACCGCCTCGCAGAACGGGCATTCCCTGTTCCTGCCAGTTCTGAATGGTACGGATACTCGCACCGAAAATGTCAGCCAGCTGCTTTTTGTTGACTTCCATTGTTCATTCCACGGCCAAAAACAGAGAAAGGAAACGACAGAGGCCCAAAAGCTCGTTTTCAGCACCTGTCGTTTCCTTTCTTTTCAGGGGGTATTTTAAATAAAAACATTAAGTTACGACGAAGAAGAACGGAAATGCCTTAAACCGGAAAATTTTCATAAATAGCGAAAACCCGCGAGGTCGCCGCCCCGTAACCTGTCGGATCGCCGGAAAGGACCCGCAAAATGATAATAATTATCATCTACATGTCACAACGTGCATCTACGCCATCAAACCACGTCAAATAATCAATTATGACGCAGGTATCGTATTAATTGATCTGCATCAACTTAACGTAAAAACAACTTCAGACAATACAAATCAGCGACACTGAATACGGGGCAACCTCATGTCAACTAAGAACAGAACCCGCAGAACAACAACCCGCAACATCCGCTTTCCTAACCAAATGATTGAACAAATTAACATCGCTCTTGAGCAAAAAGGGTCTGGGAATTTCTCAGCCTGGGTCATTGAAGCCTGCCGTCGGAGACTAACGTCAGAAAAGAGAGCATATACATCAATCCAGAGTGATGATGAATAAACATCCCGGTTTCTTCCACCATCGCACCGGAAAAGCGACTATGAGGGTAACCCTGCGTCTGTCAGCACAGTAAAACCCGGTGTGCATCGTTTTTGATTATTCCCGCACACTCACGCAGAAGGAATTCCCCGTCGGGCTACGGTCATGGTTAATGCGGGAATACGGCGACGATACAGCGCAGCTATGCCCGTGACATACAGTCCATACACCAACAATATCTTTGTATGGTATGTAGCTGACACCTTCCAGACCATCGTTACCACTTGGGCCAGTGATTAACACTGATGCTATAGCAATTGCTCCGCCACCAATAGCAGCAGCAACGGCTTTTCGTAATGATGGAGGCATTATTCACCTCTCGCAGCCTTGCGCTTATCTTCTTTAATCTTGAAATAAAGGTTTGTCAGGTACGTCAGCAGGCCAAATACCAGGCTACCCAGCACACCTATTGCTGCCCACTGTGAGGGCGTGACTTTATCGAGCAGCTGTAAAAACCAGTAACCGGCACTACCTGCTGAGGTGCCATAGGCGACACCCGTTGTTAACTTATCCATGGATTTCATAACCCCACCTCGCAGACAAAGCGGGTGTAAATTGAGGGAATACAACGTATCGCAAAAAAGCAGAAACGTAACAGACTCGGAGTCAGTGAATAACTCAGGTATTGAGTTATCAGCTAATATCGAGACTCAAAAAATGGAAAAACCAGCTCGACGGCGGGTTTAAGCTGTGTGACGAAGTAACCACTCTTAACAGCATAACCAATTTTTTACGTACGTAAACCACTGAATGATATTTATGAGAATGCTACCGAGTGTTCAAAACACCACCACAAATATATAAGAAAACCTCAACAAATAACCAATAAATAATTTCCGGCGTTATTTTTAGTTGATTTAAATTAAACCACCGAATTATAGAACCCCCATAAATAACAGCCATTAATATAAATTA